CTCTAAAGTCTTCGACTGGTTTGGTTTATCAAAGCCGCCCAATCTTAGCATGCCCGAATACTTACTTGCCAACCCCATGCCTTTCTACGCAACTCTCCATGGAACGAACAATGCCGACTCTTTGTCGACAGACCTAGTCCCTTATGCAACCACTGATTCTCGTTATGTGGCAAGTGATCGAGATGACACTTCTTTAGCTTATCTCCTCGCTCGGCCCAATTTGATTCAGAAGTACACTACTGGTACCCTCACAGGCGACACACCGTTGCTGTTAGGCTCTTTCCCCGTGCATCCAAAGTACGGCTGGCTCCAAAGCACCAACAACTACTGTCCCTCGAACCTCGCCCTCATGGCCATGCTCCATAAGAACTGGAGGGGTGACATAGCTTATAAGTTTATCATTCCCGCCACTTCCATGACCAGATGTCGTCTCGCCATCATGTATTCTCTCAATCAAAAGGCCACTTTCAGTGAAAACAATCGCTTCATGTTCATTGAAGTCGAAGGTACAACAGTTGTTGATGGAGTGATCCTCATACTCACCAGGATCTTTACCGACCCCTGGCCAAGTTTGCTACAAGCAACGTCAACACTGCTGCCGCCAACGGCTTCCTCCATGTTTTCCAGATGTCCAATCTGGTTGCTGAAACTCCTGCCACAACTCCCGCTCCTCTCTCCGTTCTTGTTTTCGCTGGTGCAACATCCAACACTCAATTCTGTTCATTTACTGCCCAGAACGCAAGAAACGCGAGAACCAATGGAGACGCATACCCTAATGGATTCCTCGGACTTGACTCTTCGCTTAAACTCGAAGGTGTCATGCCTGAGGACAACATTTGTTCAGTCCGAGAGATTATGCATCGCCCTGCCCTCTATGAAGACATGACGTTGCCTATTGCTGGAGCCCAGATCACCCCCACCGGCCCTCTCTCCAACTTCCACCGTTATTTCTTCGAAATGTTTAGATTCTGGCGTGGTTCAGTCACTTATACCTTCATCATTCGCGATGGCGGTCTCCTTGACAGCCCTGCTCCTATCGTCGTCTCTAACGACGTGAATATTGAAGTTTCTGACTCCACCACTCACTGGTTCCCTAGACAGTGCCCCAAAGTTTCTTTCACCGTTCCTTGGACCTTCGGTCGAGGTGCTGGAGACACGGGTGCTTTTTCAACATTCTCCCAACTCCCACGCATCTTCCTGAAGTATCCTGCCTACACTGGTACAGAATCTCATATGGAAGCATACATCTCTTTCAACGACGATCTGTCGTTCGGAATTCCTTGCCCCCCCAAGTTCTTGACAATCTAATTGTCGTTTTTCTTTT